AGAGACCCCAACGTGAAAGCGTGGGTTGAAAAGTCTCAGCAAGAGGCTTGGACCAACCAAAAGCAGCAGCCGCACCAGCGGCAATATTTGCTGCCCAGGCTGTGGGTCCAGCGATAGTGTTGAGGCCAGGAATCCCGGCAGCAACCTTAGATAACTTCGCAACACCCGAAAGGGCCAGAGAGACTGGCCCCTGGGTAGTGAGTTGTCCAGCTTCTTCATCTGTGATCGTCTGCTTTTTACCTTTCTTTGATCCGAGGCGCATCTGACCTTCAAACCGCGGGAGCTTTCTGCGGGTGATGGTATTGGCCTTAGTCGGATTAAGAAGCTTGACGTCATTTTTGAACGAAGCAAAGAGCGTCCATCCTACCTGGTTTGAACCAGAAGTTCCAATTGCAAGGGGCGAATAGATAAGACCTATTACTTGTCCGATAGAGCCATCATTATTAGGGATATCATAAAACATATCCGGAATGACAAAGGGCACGTCGAACTCGATCTCCCGATCGCGTGATATATCCATTTCCAGTCGCGGCAACTGTGTATATAGGATGGGGGCATGGGTGCGAAGTGATGGATGGACACCAGTCACTTGACCCATGGGGATGAAAACTAGGACGAGCCGACCCTGTTGGAACGGGTTAGCATTAAGAACGAAACGTAGACTCATAGTACCACGTATCCCTTGGAATCCGATAAGCTTATCCGCATAAACGGGGCTTGAGATCACATCCTGAGGGAGATTGACACTAAAGAACTGTCCACTACTGGATGTAGTGATGGTACCTTGCAAGAGCTGAGTAGGCTTTTGAAGGAACGTTTCGATCGACTGTTGATACCCGGTGGAGTGTTTCATGACAAGAGCGTCAGGAACTAGACTCTGATCCACCTGGTCAGTCTTGATAACGGTCTGATCTGTTACGAACGTAGTCGTGGCCTGGCTTTCCACGCCGCCCGTCTGGTTATTTTCTTGTTTAGGTTCAGTGGCGGTACACATACTTAGGACGGTAAAGTACCATATAACCGTCTCGCATAGGGAAGTCAATTGACGCAGACTTACACGGGATTTAGAACTCGAAGGGAATACCCTACTTTTCCAACGAGACTTGCCCTGATCCACCATGCCTGGTGGGGGCGGGCTGTATCTACAGCCGGTCATCCATTCCTAATGCCTCCGCAAGAAGCGAAGGCCGACCCTTCAAATATGAGCATTGCATCCGCTCCTGATAAGCGGCACGCATTTTGGGAGCCCAAAACTCGAAGATGGATGGGTCGTGCATAGCGAGGTAGTGCATGGCCGTATCGAAGTTGTCCTTCGTTATGGTCGTGTAGCCAGCACCATGTTTGGTCCAATATGGTATTTCGAGAGTCACCTTCGTATCGAGCGGTGCAATCCATCTATCATATTCAGGTTCAAATCGCCAACTACGTTTGAGAAACGTAACCTGGTCAAGTGGCATATGGGCACACGTGACTGGACCTTTATTGGCGTCAGTGTAGGACATTCCTAACACGGGCATCCACTCTTGGAGAGCAAACATGTTGAAGTCATCGATTCGTTCATCGGTGACAACAGCGACATGATCATCGCCTAAGCGGATGGAGCGAACGTGCTGATCATATTCCCACACCAACATCTCAAGGACACCCATTTGTTTCTGGTTGGGCTTCCAGTGCAAGAGGAGAAGACGGCTTGACGGCAGCTTAGCACCACCATCAGGATTACGGTACACACAAAGAGCGTACACCACTCGTTTCCCGACTCCGGTATAGATCGTGTTCCATATTGCGGTAAGCGGATTACCAGAGGGCATTTTGCCTATCCACTCATAAACAAGACCATCGATTATGTGATGTGAATTCACAAGCTCAAGTATAAGGATCACCCGAGCCATGTTGTCTTCCGGGGTAGCATTTTGATACCACCCGTTGACAACATTTTCGATGATTTTGTAATGCATCATAGAACATGTAGAGGAGTCGAGTCCGACGTAATCACCAGCCAAACCCTTATTCCCGATAGAGGTAAAGAACTTCATGATCAAGTCCCATTCACAGGAATGCGGGTTTACTCCGATTGCAGAGCCGTTTTTGATCCTACCGGCCACGTAGGCCTTCATGAATGATCCAAACATCATCCTAAAGGCTATCAGAAGATCCAAAGGGCTCCCACTGATAAATCGGGTCTCGTAATTTTCGACACGCGAGAGCTTACGGCGCTCATCCTTGAGTGCATCTAAATAGATGTGCTCCAATCTTATACCCTTGCGGGCACAATCGATGATATGGAGCACACGAGCTTCCATCTTCTTGCACTCAGGATCATCCCAGTTCCAAGTTCCATCGATACCAACCTTGAACCAGTGTGTCTTCCCTTCTTCCCAGAGTGCCTTTAACAGCACCCAGGGATATCCAGGACTTGTATGCAAAGGAATCTTGCGGAGTTCATCGCCAATTCCCTGACAGGCCTCCTTGAACGTCAGTGTTCGACGCTCAGAAAGGGGAGTCGGGGCAGAATTCTCGATGAGTTGTAACTCCGCACGACAGGCTTCAGCCACGAGAGCCTCCAACCAAGGAGGAAAGTATGTGTCTTCGTGCTTGTATCGCTCAAGGGCTTTCACCCAAGGGTTAACTAGCACTCCGTTACACATACCAGGACGGAGTTTCGCTGGGGCAGATATAGCAGGCCCCCACGCATCAAAGAGAGGAGATGCCACAATTTGTGTTCTTGAGGCAAGACTCGCAGGCTTCTCTGAGCGCAGAGCGGTAAAACCGCCACCAGGCACAGTCTGAACCGTGGGACGAACGTCGTAATCGAAGGAGATTTCACCTTTAAACTCTGCAAGAGCCAGAGTGAGGTCTTCACGAGTTACGACGGAGGCCATCCCATGTTGTCCAGTACCGGCAGTGTGAATGCCGACGATCTTCTCCTTTCGGATTGTTGGATCTTTAAGAAGGACCGGAGCACCACAATCGCCCACTTTCGTGGGCAACGTGTATGCCAGTCCCTTAGCGACGACCCATTTCACCTTAGTCCCGTCATCCATGGTTATGGAGGCGTGAGTATCAGTGAGCAAGGTTGAACCCATTGATTCCACAATTTTCACAAGGTACGGTGAACGTTGGATGGTCATCATCTGGATGTCAAGGTCGCGTCGCTTCTCAAGAATGTCACAAGTCACAAAACGGTCCGTGATGTCGGCACGGGCCGCCACGCTTTTAGGGCATTGCATGAGAACAAGATCCGAACCCTCAAGGGCAGGGGTGGCACGAGCATCAAGTATTGTCTGCACAGGGATGGTCATACCGGCCGTATCATAATCGAGGTTTTTCAAGAGCACTAGATCAGTGGTCTTGTACTCACCTCGGTCGACGGCAAGTTTAAGGACGGAACGGAAATGTTTGGGAATGAGAGCTACTCTGCCTTTAACGAACAAGCAGAGCCCCATGTGGTTTTCCTTACCACACAGGTGCATGGCGTACGAATTTTTCTTGTAGAGCGAAAACATAAGCTGATCACAGTTTAGGTCAATAGCGGATTGACCCTCCATGGGCTTAGCAGCTTCAGCTCTCTGTCCAGAGATAGGAGCTTTGGACTTGAACTTTCGTTTGCCATCTTGACGCACTTTCATCTTGGTCCCATCCCAAGTGTCACTACTGCCAGCCTGTCCCTCAGTGATAAGGGATTGGATGGTACGGACACGATAATACGTCGCAGTTTCCTGAGCAGCTTCTTGAACAGCCTTGTTGGTAGCAGCACGTTGTTCAAGATTCTTCTCAGCAGCAGCACTCGTCTTGATCTCCTGGGCAGTATAGGCATGCTCATCTTCTATCTTACGGATAGTTGAGCCGACCATATACGTACCAAAAGCAACACCAGCAACAATAGCGATCGTTCCAAGGTGATTCTGAACGAACTCGACAATACTAAAATTATCCCACCACTCCTTGATCTTCTGCGCAACAGAAGAGATCCAGGATACCATAGATCGGCACGCAGAGCGCGCACGATTAATGATGTGGGAAACGTCAGAAAGACGATTATCGAGAGCATTAAGGAACGAAGCAAGAACGCTTTTACCCTTTCCAAAGGGATACACCAGGAGATATTGCCATTGCCAATAGAATATGTCCTGGAGAATATTGTAGGTACCATCAAAGAAGGAAGTGAGCTGAATTCCCTTCTTGATGCAATATTCTTTAAGAGCTTGGCGGAAAGGATAATGGATACGGTCGAATTGCTTCCTATGCTTGTCATCGTACAGGCAAGAATTCTCCATAGGGTCAGCAACAGGAACGATATCTTCGGTCGGATCGTAGAGCGGAGTACCAGCGGGAAAGTCTTGTAGTTCAGACATAGTTTCAGGAATAGGCTTTTTCTTCTTGAGGAAGTCAAGCCACCCCTGACCTTCAAACGTAAGCAACTGAGAGTTGGTGGAATGAACGACTTCGGCGTCTAGATTGGCTCTAAACACCGCACGCTCTTGACCAGGAATAATGTCTGAACCGGTCGAGGGAGAGTCTGACTCTGAGTCAGAATCCTCTTCCCGAATGAGATGACGAGAACGCCTCTGAGTACGTGGGCGTTGAACCACATAGGTGTGTGGATTCATCTCAAGAATCGGTTTAGACGGAGGAAGCGGTTTAGCACCGCCAGCATCTTTCAATGCGGCAGTGAGGTCGAACGCACCAGGGGGGGCAGCAGCCATCGCTTTGCGGATATTAATCATCTTGTCAGTATAGTCGTTAACATACTGACCAAAAAGATCTGAACGGGTCTCGTGAACCTTGTACTGAGCATGAGCCTCAGCAATAACCTGTTCATAAGTAAGCATCGGACCGTGGGGACGGCCTTCATGATCAATCCGTTGGAATTCAATGGCTTCAGGAACAAAACCGCGGTCAGGAGCAACAGCACGAATAGCAGCCTTATCAAGAGTCCATTGGTCACGATTATTAGAAAGGGACTTCTGGAGAGGAAGTTCGGGACCATTTTTGGCATAGGCAGCAGTGGGATAGATACGATACGAGAGGTCAAAACGACGATTAACAGCAGCAACAGAGCGAACAGCATTGCTCTCCACTTTGGCAAAATTCGTGGTAAGGACCACAATGCGAGAAAGAAAACTGACATTTCCTTTCTGCTCAAGATTTGCCATGTGAAGAATATGCATAAAATCTCCATACATACGGATCATGTCCATGATCTCACAATCAGGGACACCAGCCGCGTCCAAAGCTTGGAGAAAATCGTCAACAATAGTAATAAACTGACCACAATAACCATCCCAAAATTTCTGTTCCCAGTTACGAATATAGACGAAGCGTGAACGCTCCTTCTTAAAGGCTTCTAAGTCTTCCGGAGGAAGAGTCAAAGCAGCCAAGGCCGTAACAAGAGGGATAAGACAGAAAGATTTACCAACACCAGGGGAGCCGACGAAACGAATCGTGAGTGGGGTAGTGCGAGAAAAGCTAGAGCGACAACCTGAATTCTCAATAACAGTGCGAATACGCGCGAGTCCTCGAACGATCTCGAGAATCGCGGTTTTCACCTTGTCCAAAGACTTAGATTGGCCAAGATCAGCGAGCATCTTGAGGCCTTCCATTGAAAGTTTCATCACGCGCTCATGATTGTCAGCGCTAGTGACCAACTTGCCACGGTGGAAGTCTTCAAGAACCTTCTCACAACTATCCCTCCACTGAGTATACATTGGGAGCTCATCCTCAAACATCTTGACTTTGTCGAAACCAAGCCAAGCGCGGCACTTGTTAGTGCCCCATTCAACAGCCTTAAGCAACTGAGTACATAGGTCGGAAGAGCCTTCAGCGAGTTTGGGAAAATCGCCTAGGCAACGAAGAGCAGACCCAAGGTTGCTAGCCTTAGAGGATCCAATGGAGAAAGCAAGAATTGAGAGAGAAACGAGCTTGCCAATAAGACCAAACGTTTTAGAGGAAAACGTCCAATCGACTTGACCCTGGACAGGAGGATGGAACAAAGGTACAGAGAGAGGTTCCTTCTCCTTATCCTTGACAAGTTCTGAAATAGGCTCACCACCAACAAAATACTTCATTCTAGCATCACGGGCACGACGCCAAGAACAAAGCTTGCATGGACAGGACTGGGGATCATCAGTGTGATTTGGTAGGTCTTCCTTAAGTTCAAGAGCAAAAGCAGAAACAATTCCTTCACCATGCATGAGATTGTGCTGCAACCACTTAGGATAAGCTTGAGGGGTTATGAGAAAAGTGGAAACAGCATGGCACATAAAAAGGTCACGAGGGGACTGCATGTCAGAGGCATTAACAGTATTATCGACAATTTTACGTGTGAAACCAGAAGTGTGCTTGAGATTCTTTTCATGGCGAAGGTCCTCCACAACTTCAGTAAACCAAGGGCGGATATAGTTGTCATAGAGGGGCTTGAGAACAGAATCAACGGTTGCGAGGAAGACAATAGCACAAGTACCGATAGCGAGCCAAGTTCCAAAGCTAGTCCAGTCCTTTTGATCGGCATAGACAAGCATTTTATATAAGGAAAAGGCAAGAGCAGTGATAGGGGGGAGGTATTTGGCAGTCTGTTTCAAAAGACTACCAACTGAGTAACTCGACATCAACTCACGAAATTTTGCAATTTCAGCAACGCCGTTCTTTGCAGTCTCGGCTAGACCAGAAACCCCGTTAAGAAAATCGAACAAACCTTGCCCCTCGAAAGACATTGGCAGGGAGGTTGATTTAAGATCACGGGATTGTTGCATCTGTTGAGTACGATGTTTTTGTAACTTCTTAGTGACAAATTTGAGTTTATCTTCCGGAAGCGCTTCTCCTACTAACTTTAGCGCATCCTTCATTAGATCTTCTTCTGAGGAAGTTACATGGAATGTGGCATCTTGTGGATGCTTTCCAACTGAGTTATCACCCTTAGGCATTAATCGAATCTGAGCATTATTAAATTTCCTGTGAAAGGTAGTCCTTAGGAAATTTCGATCAGCAGCCTTCTTTCGTGCATTTTTATGAGTAGAAAAGAATGCAGAAAGCTTAGGGTCATCCTGAATGTCCATCTGGCCATGCCAGCGAAGGACAGGTGGTTGGATAGGCCAATCACCAAAGGCGGGATGAAACGCCTCATATTTATGAGACCTGAGTTCGATTTGAGCAACAAGCTGACCAGCGGGATGGTCAGCGATAGAACAGTATGAGTCAAGAACAGCATCGCGAATGGCTTTCGCGTTGTTGTAATAATTGGGTCCAATACCATAGAAATTAGTCAACCAACGAAGTAAATCGTAGCGATTATTTCTCCATTCTGGATTTCGTTCGAGACGAACAAAGTCCTCACAAACTTTGATGATCTCAGGACGGATCTTATGCACAGCGCGGTAAATACGACCTGAAGTCGTAGAAGAACCGCACTTAGCACCAAAAACCAGCATGAAAATATGGCTAGGCCAATCATTCAGGGTGGGAATAGGATTCGAAGTGGGACAAATAGTCATGAGTAACAAGTACAAACAATGAAACGTGAGCTGCATACCGCGAGCGTATGCATCTCCACTCCAAGAAGCTTGACATGCTGCTTGGGCCAGCATATCTAGATTCTCAGTAGCAACAGAAAGCAATGTGTCATCGCCAGAGTGCGCGACATGAAAAGCAGCTTCAAGAGGATAGATAGTTGGTACAACGTGGTCACCACCACTTTGGGGTCCAGTATTACCACTGGATGGTGCAGGCTCTAACATGTGGGCCTGCGCACGCACCGCAATATTGTCGTGATTCATATTGATAGGTGTAAAGGGGTAGGCGGAGCAGACACTAATGTAGCAAAGGAACAATATCAACTAAGATACAATAGCGAACACATCTCTCCTACAGATACTCCACGAAGAGTATTGAGAGCTTTCTCGACATCAATTAAGAATACGAGCGACTTCAATCTTCACAAGGTCAACTACAATTCGGCTCAGCAGCTTCCGAAATACTTTCAGTTCCAAATTACGTCTGATTAAGTAACCTCAGTTACAACTCTATGTTCCTACGTAAATACTTCCAGTAAATCTCCAGCGGCACCGAAGAGCTTCGCTTGATCCAAAGAACGAACTGTTTAACGTGAATGCATAAACAAACACGAAAGGACAAAGGGAAATGGAAATCGGGGAGCGACAATTTAAAACTACAGGTACAAATTCCCCTTACCAGAGGGAAAAGTAGCAATAGATACGTTAGGGTTGTCATACCCTTAGCGTTGATAGCGTAAAACGATCCAAATTATATCCTACTACAGGTATTAGGCCATATTAGGAATAACGTGACG